ATCCTGCTAGTTTGGCTAGTTCATCATCAGTATAGAAAGATAGATGTTCTTTGATTTGAAAACGATCATAAAACGGCTGACTAAGACTACCTCCGCTAGTGGTTGCTCCTACTAAAGTAAATGCAGGAATTTCAATTTCTTCTGGCTCTTTTTCAAGAACAATATTAATTTTAAAATCTTCCATGACCGGATAGAGAAATTCTTCAACTAGTTTTGGTAGCCTATGAATTTCATCTATAAAAAATACTGATCTTTTTGTCATACGCAGCAGATAAGGCAGAACACTTTTAACACTACGCAAATTTGCTGCGTTTGCGGTATATAGATTAACGTCCATCTCAGTGGCTATAGCACCCGCTATGGTTGTTTTACCAAGGCCAGGAGGCCCGTCAATTAAAACATGAGGGAGGACGCTACCTGTTTTTTTACAGCCCAGCGTAGAGATTTTGAGTCTGGTAACAACATCTGACTGACCGATAATGTTGTCGAACGATGTTGGCCTTTTAATTGTTGACATTTAATTGCTCCAAATTTTGTAATATATATTTAATCAATAATCCAGAACTGTTAACCGGATTTTTCTCAAAAGCTTTTTCACATAAAGATATCGCTTCTTCTTTTGTGAAACCATAACTAATCAATAGTTTACCACAATCGTTCTTAAAGTCAACAGGAATTTTAGGTTTTTCTATAATCTTGGCGGGTTGTTCTTTGTTGTCCGCCAACTTAATATCTGAATAAACTATCTTAATCTTAGATATTTTTTTAGGCTTAAATACAAACCCACAATCACAAACTATTTTAAAGTCTTTTGTTTGACACTCTTTTAAAGATAGCCAATGATCAAATCCGCAATTTGATTTTGGACATCGATATTTGAAGTGAGCATCTATTTCAATCGGTTTCTGGTTTTTCTTTTTCTTCTTGATCATTTTTCACCCAAAAAACAAAGTCGTTGGCCTCTTCATCAAAAGCAGTTTCTACTAAACCCTTTTGAACCAAACCACTAATAATATTACTTACCATCCTATCATTAAGTTTATATACTATCTCAGCAAATATATCATCGTTTAGAATATATCTAATTTTTTTTGTGATCTTATTTCTTTCTCTTTTCAGATTTTCTTTAACTATTACTAAACTCTCTTGATGAGATAATACTTTATCAAATTCCGCTTTTTCATTTTGAGCCACATCATCTATAAGGATATCCATATCTGTTTTATTGTTCCAAACGCCAAAATTATTATAGACTATTGATCGTGCTTTATCTGTAAACTCTGATAAATCAGGCACAATAAACCATTCTGAGTCAGACATAGAAACTCCTTTTAATTTAAAATATCAAACAAACCCTTGTAATAATTGGGTTGTTTAATAAAATGTGCTGCATTGCTTTGTAAATGTTTTTTATATTCTTGATTAAGAGGGTTGGATATAAAGTATTTAGTTTTCCATATAGGCTCTTTATTATAATTGGATCCCAAATACTGGAGTTTTGGCTTGCTCTCAGTATTGGGATTCCAACTATTCACAGGAAACACTATCATCTTGTCCAAGTCTATTTCTTTATTTACTATATCATTAATCATTTTAGTAATCCAGTCTGACAATGGGGTATTACTCATGTCGAACTGAAAATAGAATTTATATGGATCATATTGATCATTATAGTCTTTATCATAATGTTCATCATCATAACCATCATCTTCGTCATCATATGGGTCGTGCATTGTAAACCTCTTTAAAAAATGGTAGTGGAATCGAACCACTCCCTTAACTAGTATCCGCACCAGCGGCCCATTTTCTTCCGACTCCTTTACGGAGTCATTAATCAGCCAGGGTACTGATTACCACCGTAGTTGTAATCATAGTCATCATCATCCTCATCTTCTTCATCGTCAAACTGATCCCAGTATTCACTGTCGAGATCATAATCCTCATCATCCTCATAATCAGCATACTCATCTTCTGAAAAGTTAGCCGAATAAAGAGGCTTGACTAGTTCACCTTGATACTCTCCAACAACTTCGTATTGGCAAGTGCGAAGTTTTTCACAATTACAATCACTAGGAACACTAACAACATCACGCGGATTAATCTTGACGATCACAATACGATCACCATTATCCACAGACCCATAACCAGCAACATAGTTCAATGCACCAGCATGAAGCCCATCAGAACAACCCCTAGCACGATCATCATCAACCTTAGCCCGTTGCATCTTTACAACCCGACCAACACTATTATCAAATACTCCACGATACTTATCCTTAAAATCACTCCTTACTGCCTTATAGGCCAAGAAATAACCATCCTCAGTAATAGGCAGATGTTCATGCTCAAGGAAATCATAGAGTTCCTTTTGACTCTGCATACTAGGATTATCCATAAGATTATTCAGGAAATTAACAAGAGGCTGAAAAGGCAGACCCTTGCTCATAAACTCCAGAATACGCTTACTGATACTACCATGAACAACCTCGCCCTCATAGGTAACTTGGCCGTTCTTAATCTCCACAAGACCATCACTAAAAGTAGCAACTGCCTTTTCAACATCAACAATATCAAGAAGTTCATCAGAGGTCGCGGTAGGCAACGCCTCAAGAATCATCTTGTAGTTAATATGATCCGGCAAAACCTGATAGGTTCTATTATTAAGAACCAACGTAAGATTACCATCAACCCACATAAAAGGAACACTCATGTTATTTCTCCTGTTTCCTGTGAAATCAACCAATAATTTGACCAAACGACAACTTCAATTCTTCAACATGATTATCGTCCATCTTATTAAGCCAACGCTCATCAGACCTATGACCATAATAATGTTCAGCATCAAGTTGCTTGAGAGGATTAGTATTCCTAAGTTCTCTCAGATTGCCCGACACTGGATGGATACACATAATATACTTCATCATCGGGTTGCTGTCAACCTCCTCTTTAATCGTTTTTCTCAGATCAGCCATCTTGGGACAATCATATTGACCGCTGGTTGAAGGCTTGAAAATCTTTTGATATTCACCAACAACTCCGCTGTCATAAATACCACACAACATAGCGTTGATTTGATTATAGACTACATTGGCCTCTTTAATCTTAGCACTATCAAGACCATTGACCCCAAAATCGTGCAACAACTTTGTCATATGAGAGTAATAATCATCCTTCTTGAATTTGAGAATATCAAAACTTTCATGATGAATAGTGTCCGCGAAAAACTCTACAATCATTAGACTATTAATAGTATCAACAACGCTACGCTTGCTGATAAACTTTTCATATTCCAGCCCGAAAACATTCAGAATATGGAAAAGAAATTGTCTGTCAAGATAACCCTCCCTGTAATTCTTGGACATCTTATCATCGCTATTATACTCGTTCTTGCACTGTTGCACAAGATGATTGAACTGATAGATATTCTTAAATTTGGTATCGTTTAGTTTCTGGAGCCTCTTCTTGAACCAAGTGTTAAAATCCACAAGGTTATAGCCATCATTCTTTAAACGATCAACCACGCTCTTTTTAATAGCATAGATATTGGTATCGTCAATTACCTTATGCCCGGTTAGAAAATCCTTGTACCCACACAGTTTATGAATTTCTGGATAAATACTATCGGCAATACCATACCTAACAATAGGAAGATAAACAATCTCATCCTCATCTTCAAGATCATCTAGCCTTGTCTGGCTAAGACTTCTCATAAAAGTAGCATCATTGTAATCATAGTTAAGATTCTTGGTATCTTTTGTGTCTCCAATAATCAAAAAGATTTCTTGATCACTAACACTACCCTTACTGGCCTTGCTGCCACGATTCTTAGGACTACTTTTAATAAGATCACGATAGTCTGATACATTAAGAATGTTATGTTCTCCAACATCCTTAACTAGACTTTTAAAGCCATTAGACACATTGGTATGATCCTTTGTGTGTACCAAAAGATACGCAAAACAATCATTTGTGTTGCAATACTTAGTGACGATCTTCTTAGCGGTTTCTGTAGCACTAATATCGCACCAGAAGAACTTCATACCGCCATTCTTCTTACCGCTAGTATTCCAGTAATTATACCCCTTGCCCGTAAGAGTGTCATGATGAATTTGGTTGGTAAGATAAATCATGCGACGAGAACGATATCCTGCTGTGCGATAATTGAACACATAAAGATTCTCTTCCTTGTCCAACTTGTATTCAATATCCTGACCAGAACTAATGCTATGATCTTTACCAGAAGCATCAGTCCAACTAGCACCAACACCCCAACCACCAGCAAGATCATTCATCTGGTAATATGTCTGGATTGCTTCTACCTTGGTTTTAGCAGTAGCGATCTTGTCGCTGAAATTCTTCTTCAACTCAACGAAAATATCCTGGGTCTTTTCACGCAGAGTCTTAACAACAGATTTTGTATACTGCAAACCTTCACGACTAACATCCATCTCAAGTTCGCCAATACCAAAATCAAGTTCCAGATAAAGACCCTGATTGATAATTTCACCTACGAAACTCTTCCAAGAAGCAATGTCGGCCTTATTAAAGGCACGATTCCACTTAGCAATATGATCTGGAGTCTCAACCTTTTCCTCACCAACAAGATGGGAAACCTCAACAGGATATGCGATATTACCCATCAGAGCAATAATGCCGCTTTGAATACGATGATAATTATTCGGAAACTTCATATTGTCATTATTGAGTCGGCAAACACGCCACCCATCACCATCAATAACCACATTACGCTGGCTATATTCTTTGGTAAAATCCCAATGAACACCACCCTCAATAATAGGCTTATTCTTAAAGTAATGAAAAACCCTAACAGCCTTCTGACTAAACTCTTGGAAATCATATTGCTTAACAGCAAAACTAATCTCAAGACCATTAGGCTCGTTAGTATCTGTACTATGAATAAGATTCAACGTAGGCACACCAGTATCATCAATAGCCGCAATATAAGTATATTGAGTACCGTTAAAATAAGAAGTAGTAGTAAAACTCTTGGTATAAGCAAACGGACTCTTAGACCCTAGACCAAGACAACCCACAAAATCGTTGCTATCATTCTTATTAGATGCCCCATAGGTGGTATACAGACTCTCCATATCTGCCTGACTAAGACCAGTGCCATAATCACGCACCGCAAAATTAGGATTAGCAGCAGTAGGCAACGTCACCTTAAAAGGATTCTTATTGCCAGCACTAATATGACTATCATAAGCATTGGTGGCAAGTTCACGAATAACTGCCATAGTCTTGTCGGAATAAAGAGAATCCGACAGAATCTTAAACATTTTGCTGGTTTGAGCAATCGTAAACTGATTCGACGCACTAATACCAGCACTGTGAACCTCAACCGTTCGATCTGCAAGTTTCATTTTGTTTCTCCAAGTGTCCTGTGATGCTCCAAGTATACATCGTCATTCCGCGTTGTCAACCTTACGCTTTCTGGATTGCAAGATTTCTTTTAACTTCATTGTAAAGTAAGTTCCTGCAAACGCCCCTAAAAATAGTGGAATAACATAGGTCATATTTTGGCTAAAACTAACCACGCCAAATGCTGATAAAGAAGTTATCATTCCGGCCATAAAAGATGACATTAAATTTTGTCTAGATTCTATGCAAAGAATATAATAAGCATAGAACATATCCAATATAAAATATGTGATAAATATAATTAAGGCGGTATTAATATCAAAGTTATTCGTCGGTATCATCTTCCCAAAAATCGTCCTCCTTTGGAACCCAAGATTCATCCGAATCATTATCAAAATCATAATTTTCTTCTAAATCTTCATCATCTTCTGCTAACATAATAGTGAAGTTATTTAGTATCTCTAGCATAGCATCTACCTTAAAAGAAATATCTTTAATTTGTTTTTTAAGATCTAATACTTCTTTGTGTATTTTGTCTTGATCTTTACCCAAAGAGTTTAATTCTTTAGCGGAAATATCTACTTTCTTATAAATATCATCTAAATCTTTGGGCATTGTTTTCTCCTATTTTAAGGAAATACTATCTCACTAAATAATACACCTAACTAGAACATTTACATTCATACTTTTCACAGTACGAACATTTTGGGCCTGGGTCTGGATTTGCCCAAGCATTAGCATTACCATCAAAACTTTCTTTTCCGGTATCTATACAAACCACTTTCTTTTTTCGTCCTCTTTTTACTAAACCAACATTATACCAGTGACAATCCCAAAATTTTAATCCGGTCTTATTATAGATTTCATCTACTAAAAGTTGAATATCCTTCATGCTTATTTTAGTATTAGCATGATGAGTTTTTGCTAACTCTGTAACGTATCCCCAATCACTAGGATCTGGTTGATAAAGATCTTCTTCTGGAAAGAATTCTAATTTACAAATTTTGCTATATATTTTTGGTGCAAGATCGAATTTGGCTAATTTTTTATGATATTTGTATGATTCTTGTGCTTTCTTTTTATTACGAAACTCTTTGAATACCAAATCTTTTTTGTCTTTTATTGGATAAACCTGACAATAACCACCTTCGTCAAACCAATCACTATAGTCTATAAGATAATCAGGATTAATCATGGGTTTTATCAACAATTTGTGATCCCATAATTTCCTGAGCAATATGTATAGCCTCTGTTAAGTCTATAGTTTCGCACAGTTTAATTGGGCCTTTTGGAATATCTATCCAATAAGATCCATAAACTCCATAAAAAACATTTCCTAAAGAATGATCGTGCATTAGAAATTCTGTGGAATCATGGAAAATATCTAGATACCACTCTCCATATTCATCCTGAACTTCTTTTACTGTATCAACTATAACAAAACGAAAATTAGGATGTTTAAAGTCAGGATCACTGTATACTACCCCTCGATAAAACTTATTTGGTAAACTTACCATAGTGATTGTATCCCTTCCAATCTCCGGTTAAAAATTCTTCTCTATTAGAATAGAGTGGTACAACTTTTTCATCAGCATTATGAGGATTATCCATTATTCTCAAATCGTAAAGATCGTGTCTGTCATTTATAAGACCATAAGCCACTGGATAATTAAAAACAGAAAGAAGTTTGTTGTGTTCTTCTCTGAGTTTAGCCAAATCTTTTTCACAACTGATCCAGCGGTTTTCGTTATCCTTATTATCTTTTAGTTTGCGTAATTCATCTTTGGCGTTGTTGACTATAAAACGATCAGCACCATTTGCCCAAGCAAATTCGATTAGAAACTCAATAGGATTAGAGTGTTCGTTCATTTTAAATAAATCCTATGCGAGTTTTTTCTGTAGTAACAACAGCCTCTATTTCAGAAGAGTTAAAAGTCTCTGTACAATATGTTCGACCATTCCACCAACCACACTTATAAGTGATTGAATGATTAGGGCCAATACTAACAGTAATAATATTTCCATAAACATCATCTGCCAACTTAACCTTAGTTCCAACATTGTAAAATTCCAGAGTGTTTTTGCTCATTTGTTTTCCTTTTTGTTATTAGTTAAAGTGCCGGGAGCGGGATTCGAACCCGCAACGTTTCTAGTGTGCGACATTTTAAGTGTCGTGCGTTTCGCCAATTTCGCCACCCCGGCATAAAAGTAATCGACCACAACAATACAAGTCTGAGGTTGATTATGCTTGTGTACCTCATCCGTTATAAATGTTGTAGCCGACTACCAATCGACTCTCAGCCGTTATTATGAGCCTTGAGGCGACGAACAAACTCAGCCATAGCCTCGACATTATCCACCGTCTTGGTAGGCTTCGCACGTTCCATACTAGGAAGTTCAATACCCTTCTTAGCCAGAGCGGCCTTTGTACGAGCAAAACGAGCCATCGTACTAGCAACCTTCTGACCAGTCTTAGTAGCAATCTCAGCATAAGTCTTGGACGAATATACCGCCTCAAGAAAAGCCTCATCACCACAACGAACACGACTCTGCTTCTCAACATTAGTAACTTCAGCCATAATCAACCTCCAAATCTTAAACAACCAACCGTCTTTGCGAGTCAGTCACGCGACTGATCCTCTCGCTTAGACTCTTGTATTCTATCATCCTTTATCGGCTTGTCAACTGCCCAACTTGATTTTTTTTGTTTCTTACCAAAAATTTGTTCGTAATTTTTATCCCAAACTTTCCATGATACTCCTTTTTGTCTAGGAGTATCCCCTTTACCATTTTGACTCATATTTATGACTCCAAAACAAAACTCCAGTAACGACTATCATCTTTCTTTTGAAGATTATCCCAATAAAGACAACGAGCAATATACGGTGGAATTTTATGCTTTCCGCAGTTTACTACCCAATGACGCTCCATCTTCTTGTAAGAATCGGTTCCACTCTTACTCTTATTATACTTCAGATGTTCCATATCGTAAAGGCGAAGTTGATGAACGTCACCACACAATACTCGTGCCTCATTAGGATGAATCATTTCCAGAGCAAAACTAACTTTAGCCAAACCAATACCACTAATCTTGTTTACGATTTCGTCACGCTTCTTAACGTGGCCTTTCTTTGATGTAAAATAAAAGTCTTTAGGATTAGCCCAAAACTTTGTGGCAAAATCCCAAATATACTTTGTGCGATTATTGTGTAGACCAACGCCGCTCTTGTGGAGTTTTTCCTTCAATGCTTCTTGATCGTTAACCCACTCAGCAAAATTCTTGATAGCATTATATCCGGCACAATTACCCTTCCATGTCGTATGAACGGAGCAAAACGCAAAGAGATACCGACGAAAAATATCTTCCACATTTTGTGGACGCACACTTTCCCAATAGTCCTTGTATGCTACAACCTTATCTCGCGGAAAATTAGCGAAGAAAATATCAGCCTTGCTCTTATCAAGAGTAGTATTCTGAATCGGGATAACAGTGTTCTCAACAATCATAGTAGTCTCCAATGGGTTATGCTGTGATTCTACACTAAGAGTATCGACTTGTCAAGTACTATTCTTTAGTTCATCTAGGGTAGTAGCCAAACACAGACTCTACAGACCAGTCTATGTGAGAATTAACAATATTTTTAATATGGTCATCTAATATTGCATATGGTTTGTAAAAAGGTCTACTCCCAGTACCTCTTTTTAAGAGTTTAAATCTATCAGAAATAATATTTAAAAATTTGTCATAATAGTTGACAAGAAACTCGTAGGTAATTAACACATAATTTTGTGCAATTAGTGGCATGGTTTCTGATAGATATTTTGTTTTATATTTTCTTAATTCAAAGATATTTTTATATCTAAGTTTTGTTTCATAGTTCCTATCTTGCATGATTTCTTGATTCTTTGAGTCTACAGAATACCACTCATTTAATAAAAAATCTTCAAGTTTATTCCTGTTGTTTCTTGGAACATGGTGCGGCATATTAAAGAATCCGCTAATCCAATCATATGGATGTCTAACTATTCCAAAAAATAAAATACCTCTATCTTTATAGTGAATAGAATTTGGTTCTGCAAATCCCATCCAGTGTTTACCGCCAAAAAAATGGGTAATGTCTATATGAAATGTCTGTTTGATTGTTTGTTCTAAGAAGTTGGTTCCAGAATGTCTCTCTCCGTATATAGCAAATTTATGTATATAATGAGGATCTTTATAAATTTGGATCATATCGACCTAGTGTTACCATGCAGAATTTTAAACGTGGGAAAACGCAAACTAATTCCACCTTCTTGGTTCTTAGTCTCTTCAAAATATTGGACTGTGATTGTTTGTCCGACAATTTGATCTGGATCAGCATAAAACTCTTGTCGTTGATCTATACTAAAGCCACTACCAACTCTAACAATATGTCCTTTATGTTCTATAAACACACAAGATAGCATAGTTTCTTCACATTCTGCACTATCTTTAACATATCGGAATGGGCCAAATTCAGCATCAAAAACAACGTATTCATCATCAAAAAACTTTTTAACTTTCAGTAGGTCTTTGCTACGTTTGCCTTTATAGGGTTCGTTTGCTCTCACCATTATTCCTTCCCAACCGCAATCTGATGCTTTTTTAACCCACTCTTGAAAATGGTCATCATCTTTGATAAGTTCTTGACCAAGCACACTAAGGCAAGCACAAGTATTGTCTCTCATTACTTCTCGTAGATTACTATATCGAATAGAATATGGGCGATTCTTCTCACCTTTCTTACTATAGAATTCATCGTGCGTAATCATATCAAAAATTTTAAAAGACGGATTAGGAATAGTATGATCTTTCTTCTTGAGTTGTTTCATTACTCCTTGGAAATCTTCATTACCATCATCGTCAACCAGACAAAGTTCGCCATCAAATACTACATTAGTAATGTTAAGAGCCTTAATACCGGCCCTAACAATAGCAAGAGTATCAAATTCTTTTCCCGTGCGGGAATAGAAGGTAGCATCACCATTGCTATCAACAATAGCAACACATCTAGCACCATCAATTTTTCTGCTAACATACCACCCATCCTTCCAATCTACAAGTTTAGGCTCGTACTTATCTGCCAGAGCAACACTAAACTCTGGAATATGGTCAGGAATAGCCTTATTGATAATCTTATCACCAGCACGGGTTTTCAAATCTTTGTCGATAATACAATGGATAAGTTCTTCGTATTCGGAATAGTGTTCGATAAAACTATTCACAGCAGAGATAGCGTCATGTCCAGTAATCTTTCGACTCTTTAGAGCATCAAGCAAATCAAAGAAATTTTTGTATTCATTTTTTCTGGCTACAAGATGATTCTTCTTCTTGAGATTATCACTAGTAACATTGTATTGCCACAACGGATGATAGGTATAAAGCAAAATATTCTTGGTGAAAGATGCTGCGGCACTATTGTGTCCACAATAATCCAGAATAATACCTTCCTTATCCTTAGTGCTACTAGTGGCCCTAAGATCACGCACCATTCCCATAACATAATTAAAATCGTGAATCATCCAAATAGTCTCCTGTGTTTAGCGTATTCTACCATACGCCAATCCTATTGTCAAGTATCGACAATCTAGTGTTGTTCCTTGAATCGTTTGCTTAATTTTGTGACCAAATCGCTTCCTGCTGTTGGAAAAAAACATGGCAAAACAGAGTGTACGATAAGATAAAATCCGGCCAATAAACAAGTACATCCATAAAAAAGAGCAAAAATAAGATGCTCAGTATATGTCATATTATTCTCTTTTAGATGTTGAATCCATTTTTTGTAAAGATTCATTTTGCTGATTCCTATTTTTTGTCATTATCAAATAGTTTACAGCTTTAATTACACCATCTAAATCGTCTCCTAATTTTCCTAGTCCAGTGTTACAAGGCTCACAGAGCCAGCCCCTAAAACTATCATCACTATGGTCATGATCCAAACACCATTTGAAGGGAACTTTACCGCAACACTCACAAACTTCTGGTTTTATTGGAGCATTTTTATGTAGTTTGCTTCTTACTTTGCTATGTTTTTTAATGCAGTGTCTGCATCTACTATCTAGATTATCTTTGTACATACTGTGTTTGGGAAAACTTTTAAGATTTTTCCGCTTGCCACAATAAGTACAAATTTTTCTCATTTGTATTTCTTGAGTTTTTTCTTTAACTTTTTCAGATACTTATCTTCTTGTATTTTTTCAGAATCTTGAGTTTCTTCTTTCTTTAGTTTCTTCCAAAACTTTTTCCATAAACTCATATTATTCTTTCTTTATATTAAGTGGAGGCGGGGGAAGTCGAATCCCCGTCTTGTGATAACTTTAATATAACCTCTACAAGTTTATTTTGTTCATAAGTTTTGAGAAAGATTAAAGAACAAACAACATTCATCTTTCCGTACCAACTAATCTCAGGCTAGAACCCGTTGGTTATTCTAGCAGCCGAAGGATTTTACATCAATCTTTTGAACGCTACCTTCATCGCTTTCTAAGATTGTTGCTGTTATTTAATTAAGCAGCAAGGGCTAACTGATTATTGCCAGTTAAAGCATTTGGTAGATTTTTAAAGTGGCCTTTCCACCAACCACTACTTGCTAATTATACCAAATTTTATCCAATCGATACCGTTACGCCCCCAAGATATCATTATTATACACAAAATCCCTGTTTTGTAAAGTCTCTAGTTTGAGATAGAGATATTCAAAAAAGATTTTGTACATAATCTTTTCTTTTTCGAGTAATTTAATTTCTTCATATTGAATAAAATTAAAACCCACAGACATACCTAAAAATCCACAGAGGATTACATAATATGGCGAGTGTTTTGAACGATTAGTCATGAATTTTTATTGCTATTCTTAGTAGAATCGAATACTATATTATAGTTCTGGTGTATATAAAGTCAAGTTCGATTCAAGGAGAAAACATGAACTGTGTAAATTGTAGTAAAGAAACAAATAATCCTAAATTTTGTTCTAGATCTTGTGGAATTTCATACAACAATAGAATTAATCCCAAAAGAAAACAACAAAAGAAAACCTGTAAATTTTGTAAAAAAGAATATCCAGCACGACTAAAAAATAGAAAATATTGTTCTAGAGAATGTCATAATAATTTTAAAATTCATAAAGTTCTAATCAGCGGAGAATTTAATGCTAGTTGGAATAACAACCGCAGTATTAGAAACTATCTAATTAAAACTTATGGTAATCATTGTATGATTTGCAATCAGTCTGGTGATAACTGGAATGGAAAACCAATAACTTTAATTGTGGATCACATAGATGGTAAAGCAAATAATTGGAAAGTTAATAATATTCGTCTAGTATGTCCTAACTGCGATAGTCAACTACCAACTTTCAAAGGAAGAAATGTAGGTAATAGCACAAGAAAATTTACAATAGTACAAAAATAAATAGGGCGTGAGAGAATCGAACTCCCTTCTGTAGTTAATAAGACTACGGTCTTTTACCATTAGACGAACGCCCCATATTGTGAAAGATCAACCACCAACACTCGTATTATACCTTATCGACCAATCCCTGTCAACCCTTGAGAAATTTTTCGTAATAGTGGCGATAAAAACTCATAATGATACCACTAGTTGTTCCAACATTTAAAGACCTAACGCTTCCATAAGTAGGAATAGTTAAGACACAACTACAGGCCATAAGAATCTTTTCTGACAAACCAGCATTTTCTTCTCCGAAAATAAAAATTGGCTCATCAACATTAGAGAAGTCAAAACTAAAAGGATCGAATGTCATATCTTTGTATTCTGGAATATTATTTTCAATAGCAATTAGTGTGCGACCACTCGATGAATGTGATTTGATAAAATCTTCTTCTGTTTTATGATAGTACATTGGAGTGTAGTGATGAGTGCCTACGCTTCCTCTTTTATCCCACTTCTTTTTACCCACATAATGGATACTACGAAATCCAAAAAAATTAGCATTGCGAACCATTGTGCTAAGATTAAAATCGCCACCAATGTTAATCATAGCAACACTAGCAGGGATACTTTTATCGTGACAATACTTGGCAATATCTGGAATGCTCAACTCTTTCAAACTATCAAGCACGTTCATCTTTTTCCAATTTTCTTTGTAGACCTTCTAATTCTTGTTCAAGTCTGAGTATTTGAGAATATATTTCTGAACATTTCTTACAGAAATCTGAATTTATATATTCTCTTGCTTCCCAAATATCTTCTTTAATCCTGATTATTCTATCAAGAATTTTTTCTCTTTCGTTTTCGTTTGGGTTTGTCATCTTTTGCAGGCTCCTTCTGCCAAAAAACCATTTCATTTAGTTCATCATCCCAAGCACACTCAATTAAATCTTGTGCTGCTAGTTTAGCGAGTCCAACATTATGAATCCAAGTCGCTGCTTCTTCAAAAATCTGTTGATTTCTTTCTTCATTCAACAAAGGATGGTTGTTGTCATCAAAACCAAGACAAATATTTTTTACAAGACCCACCATTTGGTCAAGGCTAATATAGAAATCTAAATTATCAGAATGACCATTTTCACTAATACTATTAGCGGCTGCTTCTCTCATTTGAGAAACATAACCGTTAAGATCAACAATAGCATAAACTTCTTGTTTCATAGTTTTTCCAATCATTTGATAAATTTAGATACACCAGTGCCACTATCTTCTTTAATTTTGTCTAGTATTCGGTCAATTGTGTCTTGTAGAGTAACCTGACCTCTAGGAAGCCATTTTACATCGTTATACAACGCTGTCAATATCTGAGGCATCCAATGCTGATAGGCGTCAGAATATTGATCTGGAAAATAAATTTGTAATATAGCGTCTATTTTTTTTAGAGATTGTGCTATTTCTTCTCTGCAATCAAGCAGATCATTAACTTTGTCTTGGTTATCCATCACACAAATTCTCTAGGAGAATCTACAGGATCTTTCCTTTTAAGTTTTAGAATCTTATGCTTAACTTTCCAGACTCCGGTTTCGGGATTTTGGAAATCTGGCCCCATATAAATGTGGGCAAATCCGGCACTCTTGTCAATACCCCAAGCATGAATACCTTTAGCGTCAATCTTTTCTACAATAAACTTACCCCTATATCCCATAGGGATTAATTCTCCACCATGAAGAAAATATGGGCCTCCACCAACCTTGATTTTGTCACCCTTCTCAAGTTGTTTCCAGTCAAAATCTTTCACAACTTTCAGAGTTCGCTTCTCTTTGTTGTTCATTTTGAATGAAAAAATATGGTTGCAATTCTTGCAAACGTATGCTCTAGGCCCGGTCAGAGTTCCACAATCGGGACAACTTTTCTTACCCTTCATTTTTCATGCTCCTGTGTGAGTAGTGATAACCTAAGTATACAACACTTATCGGCATTGTCAAGCGGTTTTCTTTAGACCATCCACGATTGTGAGTTTACCGGGAACATAATGACAAAAATAACTTGAGTGAATTTTTCGCTTGGTTAAATTATCTTCTTCAATTTCTATGTATACATTAATTCTATATCTATTTTCCCAAACATTAATTATTTTAGTCATAAAATGATGCTTAGGTTTGGTTACTTGCTTAAAAAACAAACTTTCGATTTCAAGATCCATTAATTGTCTCCACTATCAATTTTAATATAGAATTGATTATTACCAAAATCATCATACAACTCAATTAGATCAGCCTTGCTAGTTTCTCCGTATTGGTTATCGAAAACCTCGACAGGTGCTTGCCAATTAAAACTACCAAGATTTTTTAGATCATTGGCTCGTTGATGAAGAAAATTATATAAATCAAGCCAATTCATCTTGCTCTCCTATTTGCTCTATCAAGTTTACGAATAGTTTCAGTAGCATTTGAAGGAACCATAACAAGACTAGGAGCAGTCTTATGCCCCCAATCCATAAAACCTACGGCACGATTTTCTACACTGCAATCTTTACAAATAATTTTGCGACCAGTTTCTACAAGAAATTCATATCTTTCAAAATCCATACAATCTTGACAGTAAATACAGTTCATATTACTCTCCTGTTTGTTTCTTTACTTTGAGTATAATATTTTCAATATTGGTTAACAAACCCGATTTAGGAAAACTTTTGTTCGCTTCTAATTTGGCAATATGTAACACCCACTTTAACGTATCGGTTTCATTATCGCTTAAAGACAATAGCATATTCAACCTATTTTGTTCTAAGATTATACCATAACCATCGGAACTGTCAACTGGTCTACTTGAACGAGATTTCCAAAACTGTCACTAAAATTCCCACAGTCGGTACTATAATAAATATCAGTCAATCCAACGCTGCTCAAAAGTTTATCACAATTTTCGCAAGGCTTGCTTCCAAGAATTAATCCTTTTCTATTAATACGCATAACAACAACTGACCAACTAAGATCAATGGTATTATAGCGATCAAGCAGTTTAGAAATAAGATGACTTTCAGCATGATAAAAAGGGTGTTCCTTATATTTTGGAAGATTAAAATCTTCGCCTATTCTGTATGCACCAGCATGAGTCTTAATCGGATTGTTTTGGGTGAAACAAATCATTTTTGTTCCATCAAAACACCCCGCATAATGCCAACAACGAATCTCTTTACAAGGACTCCAATTCTGATATGCTTTGCGAATTGTTTTGCTTATGATCTTCATCTTTAGTCTTGATTGGAGGATAGTCTAGTTCAAACTCCATTGTATCATACTCCTTGTTTCGGTCAACCACTGGTGGCATCTTTATTTTTTTTGGCTCTGGTTTATTTAACTTCTCTATCATAAACTATTCCTTATTTACTAGCAAGCATATATAAGCCTATGTTAGCACCAGCATAACCAAGATAAGTAATTAGCATACCAATATTACCCTTATAGCCCTGCTCTGCTGCTACATACAAATATATTAGACCAGTTAAAGCAATAAGCCAAGCACTCATACAGTTACTCCTTTACAAATTTCTAAATGATGTTCTATAGCATAGTCTTTTGCTTTTAGTTCATAGTCAACATCAAATTCTAACCCATAATTATCAAAAGTATTTTCAGGATAATCTGCGTGTTTACGAGGATTATTTCCTACTGCTGATTCTGAATAATGAAAAAGAGGCTTATATCCATGCCATGTATCGTGACAAGCCTTTATTGCGGTTTCTTCGTCCAATATGTCTGGATTACATTTGTGGTGCAAATAGTCGAAGGTTATAGGGATATTTGTTTTGGGATGAAAATGAGTAATAAGTTCTCTCACACTCCAGCAATTAACCTTGTCATCATTCTCAATAACCAATCTGTTTCTGCAATTAGGATCAAGACGATTAAAATTTTGAATAAAACGATCAATGATTTCAGAGTGTGTTCCATTTTTATTATGAACGTGTAAATTCATCGGGTTATTATAATTTGCTTCAAGGCCGATTCGGTCGAAGAAACCACTGTAGAAATTAAGTTCCTTGATTGTTTTATCGACCGCTTTTTCGTTTGTTGATGCCAGCACATTAAATTCACTAGGATGAGCAGAGACACGAACCCTAGTACGGGAAATAGTTTGTGAAATATTCTTAAACTCATTTTGTATAGCATCATAGTTAGGTAAGTCTTCTAGAGAAACTTTTGCTTCATCATAGGTAATTAGCGGAAAAATATCACTACTAACACGATAAACATAATTATTTTCTGCACAAAACTCAATCGTTTTATCAGTAACCATAAGATTGTTTTGAATCCTACTACCAAGAATTTCTAACGCTTCTTCTCTAGGCAAACTAGAAAAACGCTTATAGGTCATAGTCTGGAAACTATAACCTTGTTCTTTGAGCGTTAATGAAATACAACAAAGCCCCGGCCTATTCATAGAATCTCCTTAGTTACAAGCATACCACAATATCGGCCAGAGTCAAGCAGCATTTTGAGGAATTTCCTCAGCACTATGAATTTTTACCACATGAAATTCTATGCTTCCCCAATATAGGTTTTTAAATTGTTCTATAGCATCCTCTGAGGAGTTTGCAACAAATATATGGTTTATTAATAAGTTTTGTTTATGTGGATCATAAAGTTTATAAACTTGTGCTGTTACATTAAATTCTTTCATAGAATCCATTCGTTGTCGAATCCTCCCAATGCTTCACTAATTATTGGAAACTGTTCACAAAAAATTCTTTTACATTCTTTTGCTATAGTCATATGCTCTTTTTGGGTTCCATTCTTTTCTCTAAGTGCTATATATGTAATCCATGATCTAAGAGTACCATTCATATATAGTCTTGTAGGAGTTGCCAATGGTAAAACAAATCTAGCACATTCCTTTGCTATTCCATCCTTAATCATTCCATCATAAATTGCTTTGGCCTTAGCAAAATGTTCTCGTAATTTACTATTCCATCTATAAATAATTTCTTGATCAACATCATCAATACTATTTTGTCTATTTTTATTATCTTGACGACGAAGTTCAAATAAAGGAATTTCTTCTGACAATAATGTTGTGTCAGCATATCTTTGGCTAAACTCTTGAAAATTAAAACTTCTATGTCGTAAAATTTGTGCTGCCAATCCTCTAGTCGTATTGATCTCCAGATTAAGACTAGCCATTTCAAAGATAGACCAATGTTTATGGTCTATACAATACTTTAAAAGTTTCGATATATTATCGCCGTCTTGGTTTTTCGGATTTGATACTCTAGCACAATAAGCGATTTGCTTTTCTGCATCTGGAGTAACACTAATTAGTTTTACGTTCATTGTTCCACCATTTCATTGTTTTGTCCCATAACGGCTTAAAAAAATATGCTGTAATTACACTGGTGATTCCACCAATCATACCATTAGCGACCGCAACTGGTACAACCACACAGGTGTAGGCGAATTTTTTCTTTTTATTAGTAGTCACTGATAGTCGCTTTTTTGGTTTCTAGTTTTTCTTTATATTCTTCTTGATGTTCAACCCATTTATTTTCTGTTAAGTGATTATAAATTGCTCTAGCGAGTTTGCTAACACTTTTAGCAACGCCACTAGCATTAGGATCATCAGAATCTAATTTTGCCCAATAATATTGATTATCTTCTTTGTCCTTAATTGTTTCATAACCAAATTTTTTAGCCCAAGAACGTACCTCAGTCCACAGCATTAGTTTTCTCCTAGCAACTCATATTACCAGATTTGTCCGGCCTGTCAACATATTTTCTTTGCTCTGTATTATATTGGTCGAGTGGTCTATCGTAATGTTTCCACGCCTCTTTATGTTTCAATGCAATAATTTGCACTCTTTGTTGATTGATTATATCTTTTTGATAATTAACCAGCTCATATAATTCCATAATGTAGTCGTATACTTGTTCATTTTTATATGCTTCCATAATAAGTTTTACTTTATCTGGACTCATAGGCTCGTATTTGAATTTACCGTCCCAACTCATTTTTGTAAAGACTCCTCTGCTGAATATTTTATTTTGTGATTAAATCCATTAGCAAAAGCCTGGATATAACAATCTCTAAATTGAAAAACCTTATCAGTATAAAAATAAATAATATCTGGGTTTTTTCTTATCCATTTAACAAAACTTTTTTCTTCATCGCAAAGATCCTCAAAAGAATCATATAATTCGTCACAACTATATTTTTCTGTATATCCATCCTTATCTATACAATCTATTTCGCAGAATATTATTTTACCATTATTATATTTAAAACTATAGTTCTGAACAGTTAATTTGTCTCCGCAGAGATTATATAGAACTGATCCAGAATAAACGCTGTCGATATTATTAGGAGATAATCTCATGTTTTTTCTTATTTCTAATATAGATTTTATTGATGCCGCTTATAAGTTCTGGATCAAGATTATTTAGTATGAAGGCGTCATCATTATCTGTTACATATGCCTGGATTTCGTCATTTAATACTTGTTCACAATATCCTTTATCTATTATATATTTTTTAACTTTTTTGAATTTTAGTCTATTTTCGTAGATAAAGTGATCTATTTCTTCTTTATACTTTTTAGAAAATCCATACATAGCATGTGAAAGTTCGTGTCTTAAAGTACTTTTATTTTGCGCTCCTATTATATAGTAATCATCATTTCTATACTTTAGTAAATCTAATAAGATTTTTTCTTGATCTGTTAGTGGATCAAATAATCCTTGTTTAAAAGGAGATAAAACAGCACTTGGAAAGTTAAATCCTATCCATGTTTCACTGTATATATCAGCGCCGTATTCTTTACTATAATATTCTTTAACAGAGCCTAGTGTGAAGACCCTACTTTTGAAGTCTAAATTGGGGCTTTCATAATATTCTTGAAAACGAATAAATGTTTCTCCCAATTCTTTTTGAGAGTCTGCACTAATCCAAACGCTGTTATAGGGTTGTTTTTTTAGTTTTAACACATTATGTCCATAGATGATTTCTGATTTTAATAAGTTCTATTAGCATCTCAGTATCTTCATTATCATACTTTTCTTGTAAATCATACGCCTTCTTGTAGGATTTTTGTTTTTGTTTTATGTTTTTATTATCTAAGATTTCATCTATATCATAAGAGAAAGAACTAGAAGAGTAAGGATCAACTCTTTTTGGTCTAATATATTTCCACCATTCGTACAGTTCTTTAATCTTACGACTTGCTTTAGCCTGCTCTGTTAATCGACCCTGTTGCTTTAGGTGATTCGCCCATCTAAAATAATCATCTTGTGCTTCTTGGCAGCGACCTTTGACAAACTTGTATTTTTTATTCTTGTCGTATCTACTAAGGTGAGATAATTCCAATTCTACAAAATCTACCAACTCATTGAATAGAGCGTGGATCATTCTATAGTCTAAGTCGTAATATTCTCCTTTTTTTAAGCCCGTATTAAGATAGTGAAGTTTATCGAAAAATCTATTACGAACATAAACTTTGATTGTGCGATAAATATCGAGTGGAAGATAAATAATATCTTGCATTTTCTTTAGAACAGTATCGCTTAACCAATATCTGAATGGTCTTTTCTTTTTTTGCTCTTTTTTCCACTCATCCCATTTATGCCATTCAAGAGCGTATGGTTTATTCTCGCCCCTTACCCAGTTGGCGAGTCTAGAATTGCTCCAATAGTCTATTCTACTTTTTAATAATCTCATAAGTCTATATTAACCTGATTATCGTTCAGTAATCTATAAAATTCTTTTCGTATCTTGTCCACAGCATCATTAGCATCTTTAAATGTGTGAAAATTATACCATGCTCTTAATTGTTGAGAATAATCCCACAAAAAACTTTGCATCTGATTTGCTTGGGACGCTACTTCATATTCTGTTTGATCTTCTGGTAAATTAAATTCAAATGTTACTTTTGGCATATATCACCATACATTAGTATAAACCCCAGGCTCTAATTTTGGCTCATATGGTCTAACAACCCATCCTAATTTCATTAAATCAAGACGTATTTCATCAGTAACAACGCTCTCTGCAACATAACCTTCTTGGGTATACATTCCAGAACAATACCAGTCTAGGTAAGTTTCTCCAGCATCTCTTATGTCTGATACAATACTACCAGCACCACGCCAAGACGTACTCCATTTTTCATCATCATAATAAAAACTATTGTTACACATAGCAGCATAGAGATTTTGGCTATAAACCATGCTGTGTTTACATTTTTCTACTATGGTATCATTTTTAAATAAGTCGTATTCTAAATTTGGTTTCATCGGTAAATTACTACTGGTTGAAGAATCCACTGAGTAAAAGGTCTGGTCACTACTGTTTGAGTTCTACAAAAAATTCTTTGTTGTTCCACAATAACATTTTGCTGAACAACATAAGGAACCCACTGATAAACAACTACTGGTTGAGGTTCAGCAACATACACAACTTGAGTTTGTACCACAGGTTGAATAGTTTCTTGGTATGGTATCCAATTTTGAGCATATAGACTTGACCCAACGCTCATAAGCATTATCACTATAAAACATTTTACTAAATTTTTCATATTGTTTTCCTATTGTTTATTTTTACCACACCACTGTGGAAAATTTGTTGTTTCTAAATTTCCAAGCAAAAGCGTGGATGGTTTAGTTGAAAGATTGCGAATAGCATAACATTTGTGGCCTTGTTCATCATACCCACAGTCTATAATATCGTATTCTGTGACGCTATGCAACATCTGAATTAATTGTTCTACGCTATTCACGGTGTTGCTCCTCCATAAAATAGTTCTAAACCTAAACATAAGTTAGGTTTATCTAGATTAATCGTTATATGAGTATCATCTATTTCTTTAACAGGATCGGTGAATAGTAAAATATGACCTATTTTCATAAAATTATCAAACAAGAATAAATAACTATTGTCCGATACCCACTTTGAATAATCTTCGTACACTCCATCGTGTACCAATCTTATCATAACAACACCATCAAAGTTATTTTTATCTTTATAATATGTTGCTAATGATTTCATTCTACATCATAAAGTTCTGGAAAAAGATCTAAGTATAAATCAGCAAACGGGGCGTTAACCCCATCATTGATTTCTAATCCATAAATAGGAATATCTTCTTGTTTATGCTCGTCCATCACGCATCATATTTAAAAGTTCCACAACATATCGTGCTGTATCTGGAACATTATTGCCACCAAGATAATAACTTCCCACAAAATCATACATACGTTGTAGATTTTTGTCTTTGGTAAATTCATTATGATAGTCCGAACCATACTCCATGTAAATGTATGATCCAACACTATCTAAAAAACTTGAGATTTGTCGATAAATTTCTGTGTTCACGAATAAGTATCCATTTTAGCGTCTTGGTCGGTATAGTCGCAATCTCTATATTGATCCAGTTTAAAACATTGGGTCATAGTATCCATCAACTTATTTGCTTGGAGCGACAGCATCACTCGTAGCCCCTCAATAGCATTTACAGTTTCATCTGTGGTCAAACCATGTTCAAGAATACCTTCACTCAAAGTACCAAGATTATCAGCAAAAGTATGAAGAATTGATATTTCATTTTCAAGGTTAAATCGGTCTTTCATATTTTGTCTCCACATTTCCAGAATTAATAGTGATAAAAGAACAAACGCTTTCTGTCCAACAGCCGCAGTTATAGTATTCTACCATGCCAGATGCTTTTGTCAATACGGCATGAGTATGACCACAGATAACAAAATCGCAATTTTTATCTTTGCAATATTGTAATGCACGATCTGCTATTTGTTCTGAGCATCTTAAAAAAGTTTTGCTATTTCTTTTTGCTAAATTAGAATAGTAATATTGATTGTTGTGAAATCTATCATATCTTTGAATTAATCTATAAATCTTATCGGCAAACTTTGTAAACATAGGATATTTGGAAATAAAGTTATCAAAAATATCCCCATGTAAAACCAGCATTTTTTTGTGTCCACTTTCTACTAAGTATTCATTAACAAAATCCACACCAATAAGATGACTCACCATTTCTGCTGGCCCATCGTGATTTCCACTAATCCAAACTACTTTTATCTTATCGGACAGTTGCCTAAGTTTCTTTAATATTTTCCAATGATCCTTGCGTAATCGTCTAAAATCCCAACTGTCAAATAAGTCTCCATTAATGATTAGGGTTTGTGTTTGTATCTTGTCAAGAAATTTATATAGTCGATCAACTTGACAAACATCGCTTCCTAAATGAATATCGCTAATAATAACTATTTCATTCATCTGGAACTTTTAATCCAATATTCTGCTAATGATATGATTAATTCGCAACAAATAAAATATATCACAATTTCATAGATCATTTAATTTTTGTGCTGCCTTTAATCCATTTTGGAATATAAGGACAATTTAAACATTTATGAGAACAACAAACTTTTCTACTAATTAGAAACTCTTTAGTTAGCGGTTTTGTCATGGTAGATTTGCATTATATCCTGGCGGAAAGTCTTTGTCAACTAGCGAACGCCTTTCTTCTCTTAATCCAGCAATCTCTTTGTTTAGTGTTCGTATTTCAGACTTTAGACTTTGAATAAGATATAGTTTATTAAATTCACCAGCCTCATATCCGGCATCAAAAGATCCTTTTAGCCACGCTTTAATATTTTGCCAGTTATCAACCTCATCTTTAGGGTTAACGACTAGATCATCGTATGCTCTTTCCATACGCAAAGAAAATCCCTCAAGTTCGTTTAACCATTCTTCAAATGTTCTGGTCATTCCACACCTTCTCTAAATACTCAAGAGTTGATTGTGCTGTACCGTCATCATAAAAACAATCAAGATCAGTTCCGGTGATCTTTTTGTATTGATCCGGCCAGATTTGGTATAACACATTCATTATAGTCTGACCATAACGAAGTTCAAATTCGTTTTCGTAATAAACTTTATCAATGCGATTTAAAAATTCTTCGAAAGTCATACGAACAACCTATCTTGTAGCAGTTCTCTTACAACATTGGTCACATTAATTCCATCAAGAATAATATCATTATCTCCACCCTTTATAGGATTAGATGGCATCTTTTCGGCTACTCTATTATAGAGCCAGAAGATAACAAACTTTTGTTCTTTTGTTAGATTATTGATTTGTTTTCGCTCGTTCATTTTCTTCATAATCTTTTTGAGTATACCATTGATTTGTTTTGGGATTTTTAGTCAAGATTTTAAATTGACCACCACCCATACATTCTCCGCAAATGGTCTTTTCCATTTTCGGCCCAACAGCACCATATTCTTTAAGAAAAACGGAATATTGGTTATTAGCCTCATCACAGTAAATATAACTTCCAGTTTCAGGGATTTTAACACACTTTTCGCATTTGTCAATAGCCAAATGTTTATTTAAATAAAGTTGTGTTTTAGCCAAAAATATTATTCTATTTACATCCTCAACTCTTTCCCCAGTACCTTTACAATAGATACAGGTTAATAGTGGCGGTTTGTCTTTTTGTAGATTTTGTTCATGTAAAGGATTTAAAAATAGTATAGGTATAGTAATAGAAATTATAAGAAAAATAACATTATCTATTTTATAACTACTATACTTCTTACGCATAATCAAAACAGTCTACTTTTTTGATCTGTCCTCTTTTAAGGTATTTTATGTCGTTATTGATATATTCTTTTGCTTGTTCGATTGTGAAAAACTTTTTAACTGTGTGCAGTATTCCGCTGCCAAGAAGTTCACAATCAGAAATCCAGTACCAGAACAATAAACCCCTTTTACGAACCTGATACCATTCTTCGTTGTTACCATCAACAAATTTACAAATTTTATATCTATTCATAGCCTATTTCCCAGTTAATATCTTTGAAATCTTTTAATCCTTTTTCGCTGCTTACCATTGGATAATATCCCCATAGATATACCACATTTCCTCTTGTCCAACCAAGTTCATCTGGTACGCAAAACCATACTGGAGTATTTGGTTGTAAAGCATACTGTTGACCAATAGGTATTAGTAATAGAACTAATGAATAAATATATTTCATTATATTCCTACCTTTGTTATCTCAAAACCAAATCCGAGAATTCTGAAACTAAATCCGATTCCCCAATCATAAGTATAATAATACATTTCAGTAGTTAAGTTTAAACTAAAACCATACTGATAAAGATCGTCTGATGGATGCCAATGTGTATCTATTCTTGGTTTTTTATAAAACAAGAAATTAAACGGATGAAACCATTTTAAATCAACCATTCTTTGCTGCCTTAACAATACTATCTCTTGATACGACTACCGTTACCTTATGATAATTAGTATTCCACTCATGCCACGCTCTACATAATGAGCAACTGTGTTCGTATTCGTCACAATTTTCTCCCCAAATATCAATCATCTCATTTTCTGTAAGAGGAATTGTAACTTCCACAAAATTTAAACTAAATCCGTAGTGGGCTTTTAAGTTTTCTAGTTGAGTTTCTTGAGTTAGTGGAATTCTGGACATCTTATTCTTTTAACAAAAAATCATTATTAATAGCCTTAAAACTAATTTCTCCACACATACTCCTAATTACTATTCCCTCACGATCCTGAGAGTCTTTTGCAGAAAGAAAATGGGTTTTATATTTGCCTTTCGCCATCTCTAGTAGATCGGTCTTAGTATAACTGAAACTTGAGCCTTTGTCAACTATAGGAACAAAATTCAAACCAAGTTGAGAGGTTACGATTAAAGATTTATCTAAGCATAACTTCTGACCAGTTCTAATGTCTACTACATTAAATATATAAAGATCAGCATGGGTTAATCCTAACGGATTTTTTTGTATTCCCGGCCCGACAACCTCTCCCTGTAATGCTAATCTGTGACCCTTTTCCCAAAAGTTCCTCAATCCTTGTTCAATATTATATTTTTTACTCAGCATCCAAAAGTTATGAGAATCATTTTCTTTATAAGAGAAATTTCTTCCACAAACATGATAAGTTTCGTCTTTAGGATCAATTAAAAATGTACTAGAGGTTCCATCTAATTTAAGACTGATATAATAAGGCTCTCCAGTTAATCTTTCAATAAATCCATATTCATCATCTAATTGTACTCTCGTTTCATCAGTTTTGCTTATGGGCCAACTAAAAGACTTAGCATCTCCTACTATTTGAGCGGGAATTGGGGGTTCATATTTTTCAACACCTAATAGATCAGTAACATCAGCCCCAGCAGTCAATCCTGCTAGTATAGGAAAGACAGTTGTGGGTAATGCTAATCCTTGAGACAGTTGTTTACGCAACTTTACTGTTTTGAGTCTATACTTTTTTAGATTATCATTCCAACAACTCTTACGAAGAAATTCAAACTCTGGAACTTCTGGAAGTAAACTATCAATCTCAAAAAATACACAAGTATCACAGGGTTTAAATTCACCCTTCTTACTCACAACCTCCCAACCTAAAACACCCACAGTTTCTATACTGTCTGCATCTGGAATGGGTTTAACGTATTTTACTGTTTGTATACTGGCTAATTTTCTCATAGTATTTCTTCGCAACCTGCTCTACAATCCTTTAATTGATTGCTCTGAATACATCTCCAAAGTTTTCCCTTATCGTGAACAGCAACACAATTCATCGCCCCATGAATTTTACAATGCGGAGTTGGATTGCAACTATTAGTAGACTTAATTTCTACCAAATCAAATTGACTATTATTATCATTGATAGGCACGATATTCACTACTGTAATCCTTTATCAATAGTATCCCATGTTACATCTTTATATTTTGGATAATCAACCGGCCAATATTTTTTTGGTTCAGAATTTTGTGAATGATAATATCTTTGTGTATGCAAACTTTCTACTTTAGTTATTAGTTCCTTCATTCTTTGTTCAAGATGAACTAATGATTCTATTACAACATCAATCTTTTGTTTAGATTTTTTAGCGGTTTTGAGTTTAGTCTTTTTCTTCATTGACTTCTTCTCCAGTATTATAGTCGATAACCGGCTTACTACAAGCCTCCATCATTCTTTCTAGACTCCATTGTAATGACTCAACATCATCGCCCATAGGAAATGATATTCTTCCAATATTTACAATATCTAGACTTTCATCATAATACACATCATGGATTTCATAAGTGATATCAAAATCATCCATACTAGGATTATTCTTTTTTAAGTTAATTGGTATTTTATTCACTTTTTTAACGACACGATAGTTCCAACTCATTTTTCCTCCAACTTTTTATTTAGGTCATCAATTTGATGCTGTAAACCTTGAACAACCATGACATTCATCTCAAGTCTGTGACGAGTATATGTAAGTCTTGAAAAGCATACGACTATTAAAGATAGTAAGATAGCGTCAAATATTAGTTGTCTCATTATTTTTTCCCGTTTTATCTGGTTGTACTTCGCATAGTCTTAGTGTTGAACCATCTTTAAATTTGATTGTTAGTATTTCTGGTTCTGTAAATGATATACTAAAACTAGTTACATACTCATTACCGTATAGTATTCCTATTAGGTTATCCATAACTATTATTCTTTAACGATCTTTTTAAGTTTTTTACTTAGTGATTCTATAACTTTATTTACTGCTACACTTACACTATAATCTTTTTTATAAGCATCAAGAGCATCTAACATTCTCCATGCTTCTTGTTTGCTAATTGTTATTGTGGCATTGTTTGACAAGTTTCTTTCCTGCAATTTTCACATAAGGTTGTTATCCATCCACCTTTATTGGGTTTGCCAGCATTGCCACAAACTTCACACACTTTATAAGAGTATTCTTCCGCCATACCAACAAGACCATCTACATAATTATCACCACCGCTGAAATATATGCGAAGTCCACCATACTTTTCTTTCACTTGGTCAAATTTAACAGGGAAATACTCTAGGTCAGATTTGTCGTTAGGTTTATCATTCTCAGTTCTAACACGCACCCTCTCTGATATATTTCTTTCGTGTTGAAAAATTCTCCAACAAACAGAGGATAACAATTCATACCAACCGTTTCCAACCTCGCACCCCCAACACATACACGATTCCATGCGACCTTTATTCCTATTGGAAAATAAGTCGGGATACTTTTCGTACAGTTGATTTTGGAGTTCAGCGTCCATTTTACTTTTTCTTTTTGAGAGATTTGAGTATGCTCATATACTTTTCGGCATCACTCTTGCTATTGAATTCAGTCACAATAGCCTGACCATCGCTCTTAGGAAGATTGATAGGCTGACCATTCTGAGTAACCACAAACTTACCATTCTTTTCAGCAACACCAAGACTCATAAATATCCTCTAAAGTAAAAGACAACGAACCACAACAATGTATTATACCAGACTGTCAGAAGTTGTCAAATGTCGCTCGACCATTTTTCCATCACGAACAACATAAATAGAAACATTATTACGAGATGATCTAATGTAGCGTCTACCTCCATCAATCATATTGCCGTTGTCAAAACTTTTATACTCATGATGAGATTGGCTATATTGAAGATTACCATCGTCATCTTCTACAAGACCAAATGTGAAACTTTCAATTTCGTCAGCATTAAAAATAACATAAGATCCATCTTCATGATTAATACCGATACCAAAATATCTGTTACCAAATGTTGGATGAGGAGTATTTCTATAGAAAATATCTACGGGACGATCACTCATTTTAAAATCTGTAGTACAAACATAAATGATAGGAACATTATCTTTTTGTGAATAATGCTCAATAACCTTATCGGTGTTAGTAATTGGAAAGTGTTTAATCATTTTTGATACTCAAATACTCATCAATATCTGGAGCAAAATCATCGGTTTCACCTAGAACAATAGCAGCATGATAAAGAATGTGATCCCTTGGATCATTTCCATCTTGCACATATTCTTGATAACTAACTTGTTCGCAGTCGCTATCAAAAATATATCTAGCACACTCCATAGCAGAACTATCAAATTGAGTATACATTATTGTTTTCTCCAATTTCTAGCAGGGTCACGGCGTTTAGGTTTGGAATAGTGAGTAACTTTAACTGTTTGCTCAAAAGTATAGGGATACATACTATTGATTCTCATTTCTGGAATAATATAAGGATCAATAACAGGACTCTTAGTTTCACTATATCCTTTCGCTACACTATTGATAATTTTCTTAACACTATCCATCCAATGATAATCACCCATATTGTGTCCACTTTCTTTCAGAGATAATATCCTTAAACTTTTCGCCAACAGGAGTTAGTTGCACCATTCCATCTACACAGAAAATGCAACCATCCTTATCGCCCGGATTATCATATCTATCGCCACCTTCTTCATCATAGTGGTCAAAATACAAATTCAATCCGGTTTTCTTGTTAAACTGAGTTTTAAGATTGGTTACAAGAATTTCATATTGATCGAAAATATCTTCCACAATCTGTTCTTCTGTCAATTCCAGTCGAATAGTAGGTTTAGACTTGTCATCAAGCACAGCATCATGTAGAGCATCAATAATTTGGTCATTGTCGCTCCATGCCAGCCATCGACCAATATTTCCCCATCCAACACTATCAAAGTATTTAGCCTTTTCAATAGCCTTGATTTCATCGGGACAGATTTTCTTCAAGTCCTTGTATTCGATAACAAAAGATCCAACAGCAAAACTACCCATTCCCATAATGTTTTCTCCAAGGGGTGACAACATCACTATATCAAACTATCGGCAACTGTCAATAGTCACTTTTAAAGAATATCTGTTTCCATGAAATCTACATCCAGATTTAGTTCATCCCAATCATTTTGGGTAACATTACCAATCACCAAATAGTTGTCGCTTTGGGAGTAGTCTTGGTCTGGATCGTACTTAATATAAAAAGGATCAGACTTTGAGGACTTCATTTGATTCAAATCAACAACCAATTCTTGAGCCTCTTTGTGGCCGACAACATTACTAAAACATTTAATCATTTAACTTCCTCATGGAACGAGTTATCAAAACTCTGAAAAAGACCATCAACTTCGTCTACAGTCCAAGGATAATTAGGACTATTATTTTCGTAATGCTTCAAATGCTCACTCAAACATTCTAGAGCATCCAAAATCATTGTCATATCGTGTTTTTCAATGTAGTAGTTCACAAGTTTCTCCAATGGGTGTAGCGTTAGTATACTACAGTATCGTCAGTTGTCAATACAGCCTTTAGAGCAAGTTTCTATCTTTGAGAATTTTGCATAGATTATCTATCTCGTTTTGTTCTAATCTTAATTCTTCTGGCTCAGAACCGCCCCAGTTATATACTCTGACTAGGTATGGCTTGTTTTTTAATAAAGGGCTGTAATGAACCTCTACGAGATCGTAATCAAGATGTAGGGTTCTTATTAGGGTACTCAAGTTTAGGTTTTTCCATTAATTCAATCGTTGTTCCATCTTTGAATTCTATTACATACCACATATTAAAAGGACAATTAAATGAAACATCGGCTACTTGTTCTATCTTGATAATAGGACAAGTTCTTTTACCCAATCGCCCCATTAGATAACCTATTAGTTGGTTCATTTTATATTTTTAAACCCATTTTTTTCATTTCCAATAATGCCTCAGCATTACCTATAGCATCATTTACTGGATTGTGGTCGTGAATAGTTTTTCTAAGATGTTTCCAAGATGATCTCATATCCAATTTCATGCCACAAAATAGATCGCCAATTCTTCTGCCAGAATATCCAAAAGGATTTTCCCCAATAAAATAATGAAAATAATAGTTAATCCACTGCCAATCGTAGCAAGGATTGTCACTTATAAAGATGGGTTTACCTTTACTGTTTTCTTTTATCCAATAACTAAACCTTACCATTACATCATATGGATTATCAAATTTTTCATGTTGCTCTCTAGTAAATCCGCTTATTTTTAATGTGTCGGGTTGATAATTTTTAGAAATAGGCTTTGTTTGACCATAAAAAGTTTTGTTAAGATTTTCGTCAAAAACTACCGCACCAAAACAAATCATACTATATTCACATGGAATAGGCCCGTCGCTTTCAACATCAACAACTATAAGAGACATTATTTAATTCTTTTTATTGTCCTGATAAAATATCACCACATTACTACCATAGTTCGTGGTTATCATAATTTTTCGCTCGTCGTATTCTAAATCATGCTTATAACAAAAATCTTCTGCTTCTCGTAACAGTTGTTTTAAAGAAAGATCATGAGAGTATAATTCTTGTTGTTTATTCATTCTACATCCCAACTTTCAATCTCTAAATCATAGTATCCATTATGGTAATAAGAGGTATCACCATAAGGCTCACGCTTACCTTTGGATAATTTATTGTCAGCCACAAACTTTCTGGCACTTTCCTCATCACTAAATACTTTAACAATTTTTTTATCTGGATGAGATACAAAAGGCCCATCAATTTCATCTTGATAGACATTTTCTTTTTCACCAACAACGATATAAACAGTCATTACTCTAATTCCAGAATATTTATATACAATTCGGTAGTTAATATATCAACATCCTCAATTTCATCTTCTGAAAAAACATCGTATAAATTTGCTCTAGAAAACTCACTAATGTCACCAACATGGGTTGGCGACCCAATATCATTAGTATTCTTCCAGAACTTTAGTTGTTGTTCTAGAAATTCTATAACTTTAAGTTGTTTGCTTGAGGGCTTCATTTTTAGAATCTTTTGATTGTTGTGAACTAAAAACTAAATACAGATTTGCCAGATCATCAAGAGAATAGCCTTTATTATGTGGTATTCCCCACTTTTTCTTATCTTTCATATTTTTGTGCATGAGATACAGAGAGTCAATAATCATTTCATAAAAATATTTCTTCAAATTTTCTTGATTTACATCAATCGCTTTAAGTGCTAACTGAATTTTATCATGGTTTACGGTCATTTCATTTCTTTCTTTTAGGCAATTTTTTAGGTTTTACAATAGATTTATTCTTGTCATTTATTTCGGGCAATTCCAAAGTATCAACCTCTGCTGATCTTATAACATCAAGCATCTTATTCAGATTTTGTAGCCTCTCGACCAACTCTTGACCAACATTAGTTTGTTTATCGGTATTCATGATGGATGTAGTTTAACAGAAGTTTTGGGTTTGTCAACACAATCCTAATCTTTGTTTTTGAATTTTATGAAGTTTCTCTGTTTCTATTTCTCTGTTGTGTAAATCAACGAAATATTCCGCTGTTTCTTTATCTATACTACCATCTGGAATAATATAATCAATTTCATCAATTCGTTCAGTATCCCCAATCTTATTAAGATATTTGATTGGTTCGATTGGCACAATCATCCTGCACCAACATTCTTCTCCCCCATTACAAGTTTCTAGTTTCCAAGGCACAGTTAAACTATGCTTATGTGCTTCATCATAACTATTAAAAATTTGTTCTTTAGAACTCATATCATTCTCTCAACAGTACCACTTGGCCCATTAATGATCTCTAATATTGCTCTCATACTCATATCAACATCATAAAGTAATTCTGCTACATATCCTTGATCGTAACTAAGATCAAAATCTATAGTCATTCTTTGAACTTCTTCGACAATGCTCTTTATATCATTCAAATCTTGCTGGTTTAGGTGACTCATTTTTTTTCCCCGAGATAATCAAGTTCTATGACTTATTTCCCATATCTTGTGATAAAATTGTAATAGTCTACTAATTCGTATTGCGATATCGTTACATCTTTCTTGATCCTCCCAATCAATAGTATCTCTATAGTCTTGCATACAAGAGATTCCTACGGCAATATCTTCAGATAGTTCTGGATATAGTTCTAAATATCCCACCTTAAAATGATTACCAATAAGAATATCATTAACAATTAGGCTATCTATTTCTTCTTTGGAGAGTTTCATAAGACTTTAGTCAATCTCATTTAAATTAATTTGTCTAATATTATGTGGATTAAATCCTGTTAACATATAATAAAAATCCATTAATCGGTCAATTCGATGACTAATAGTGTCATAAACATGACCACCAACTTCACAATCAGTATCTATAGTAGCCCTATAGTCTTGAACACAACTAATGGCGTAAAGAATATCGTCTGATAATGTTGGATTATTCATTGTGTAAAAATCCTATCTATAAATTTTAAACACTGCATAAACGCAATGAAATAAAGTAAGTAATATTCCCAACGAGGTATAGTTATTATTAGTTATTCTCCAATATTTGTTTATGTCAAATTAGTTTTAATAACAGACCGTTTAAGATAGATAAAAATGTTATCATTAATATGTGAATCAATGAATGAGACTACCGAATAATTCCCGTCTTTATGAACACAGCCATATACTTCATATCCAAGTTTCTGGTTATACTCTTTGCACATATCAACAAAGATTTTCATTTCGTCTATGATACTATCATTAGATTGAAATTTAGGAAGAAACTTCGGTTCTTTTTTCTTCTGACAGATATTATAAAGAGTATCTGATGGTACAACAATAAGTTTTTTACCTTTGTAAAGGTATGATTCATGCTCACCATATACGTTCTTAAAAAGTAAAAACCCAGCCGTTATTGGCAACAAAGATTTAATAAGACTTCTTCTGTTCATTTCTTTTCTCCTATAAGTGTAAAATTATCAATTATTGGTTGGTTTTGAATAATACCATGTTCCGTTATCATTTAAGATTATTGAGATTCCATTAAAACATATACTTATTGATAGATCTCCTTCTTTGTCCTTATCGAATGTAGGCAGTATTTTACAACTATTGCTAGTGGTTGCAGCATGAAATTGAAGATTAAGTAAATCATATAATTCTTGTGGAAATTTAGTTTTCATAATTTTTCTCCAGATAGTTATTGATAAAATCGGCCATTCCCTTTAAGGCTTCTCTATCCATTATCATAATATAATCATTATAGGTAGAATAGTCATTAAACTCTACTCTTGTATACCTATTACCATTATCACCAGCAGTATACAAATACATTACCAAACCATCAGCATTAATAGGGAAGGATTCTGATTTGGTGGGTTTGAAACCCTTTTTGATATTAGGTTTGTCAAGATTAATGTTCATTTGTTATTTCCAAGTTTCTCTAATAGCAAAACTATTTCTGCAAGAAAAATAATAATACTTATAGCACATGAGAGGAAA